GCGTATATACTCACGCAATGAGTTTACGCTTATGCGCTCCTAGTGCTGCGAGTACGCTGATTCCGAGTCTCCTACTACGTAGGTTGTACAGTAATAATGGTAGTCTCTTGATCAAACCAAAAGGTCTCTTAGCAAAAACTCTTAGACTATGCATCTAATGGCATAATCGTGGTTCGAATCCTCGAATTTGCTGACGTCTAGGTGTATTCGCTAGAAATAGCGTGCTTCGAAAGATTTGGGTAGATAAGAGGATTATTTCTGGCAGAAGTGGACTCACCAGTGTCCTGTACTTTATTAAATTATGCCAATCTCTTTCGGTCCATTACTGGATCACGGTTTACGTTTGGGTTATTCATCCCGTAAGGCTGCGATCAACATCGCGCGCCCAGGTGACTACCCTGAGATCGACATCTGCGGAAATGAGAAGGGTCAAACCTTTCAGTTCGCAGCTTCTGGTCAAGGTAAGGAAGACTGTAACGATCTTATGATGGATCGCTTCTCAGTCAGCGTCTCAGCCTTTATTAGCGCTGATTCCGCTACTCCAAACCTCTCTATTTACGCTTCTGGTCTTACACTGGCTGACCTCGATGGTGCAACGTACAATATTGCTACGTTCACCGGTAAGGGCTTTACCCTGAAAGGTAGCCAGCTTGTTAAAGGTGATATCGGCGGCGGCGCACCTCAGTTCACAGCTACTTTTGGCTACAAAGACGCCCGTGATGTTTGCGGTAACGTCATTGGGACCATTCGCTCTCTCGCTGTTCAATCTTTTGAGCAAGATGAGGACTGTAGCGTGTTCACATCTGGTACGGCCTCCATTAGTTGGTTGAAGCTCGATACTGAACCCCCAGCTATCGCTGCGACGTTCAATACTCTGGGCCTTACAACTATGATCACCAATTTCATTGGCGGTTCTGACGTTGTACCTCCGTACACCGCTCTTATCGGATCAACTATCTCTATTTAGTATGCCTTGTCTACCTGTCAATCCGGAGGAGTACCAAGAGATTGGTATTTATACTCCAGTCGAGTATAACAGTAACAGCCTTGACTTCCTAAGTCGGAACCCAACTCTCTTCATGAGAGCTGCTGATTCTGTATACATGAAAGGGGATAGTATAATCGCAAAGTGGGGTGGTGGTCCGTATCGCCTTAGTAATGGTGATATAACTCACTGTGGTCAAGCTCTCCTAGTCGCCAATATTGCTTGTAAGGGCAACATGCCTCGCATCTCACTTAGTGGCTTCTCTTTAAAGAAGACCAAGCGAGGTGCCTTCGGCCGTACCAAACGTTTTGAATCCATCTGGGTTCATCCATTTGGTTACCCCGTGCTTTCTCGCATAGGGCCTGTGGCGGCTCCGGAGGATTGTCCAGAGACTGATTTGATCAGTCTAGGCCATTTTGCGACCTACCTCCAATGGTTGACAGGTTCGAACGACTACGGGGCCCCCGGAGCGAAGGATTACTATCCTGTTAACTCGTTCATCGAGTATCTCCTGGATTTCGAAGTCTTAGGCGAGACAGATGCTTACGCCTGCGGTTTATGTCCCGGCTCCTATCAGTTTGAAAATTCTGACGAAGAGTTTAGGGCCATGCGGAGCACTTTTGAAAGTGCCTCTAAGTCAGCCGCTGAACATTACTCCCTAATCTCGGCAATGACGTTTATCGCGGCGGGTGAAGTCCTGAAAGGGACCGTACCTTTAAGGGTAGCTATACCCTATGGCTGTGGATTATGGGAAACATACGTTACCCGTCCCACACCTAAATCCGATAAACTGATCGTGCCTCAACGAGGTTGCAATGGCTGGGCCTATTGGTTAGACTCTCGGGGTGATGCCTGTTTCAGCATTGAACCGGAGCCCGATCCAGACCCTAACGCACCTCCTCCACCTCCAAGGCTTCCGGATGACGGCGACCCTGGTGGGCTAGGTACTGGGTCCAGTTTCAACTGGCCTATTTCTGATCCACCACCAGCTCCTGGAGCTAGATCGATTGGTCCCTCCTATTTCATTCCACCGGATGTGCCAGACCCTATTCAATGTACTACTCCTCGTTGTAAGGTCTATAAATGGACCTATAAGTACGTGGAGGCTGACAAAGAATACACCAGTTATCTCAACTGCCTTGCTAGCTCAAATGCTACTTGGAGCGGCTGGACGCACTCTGGCGACGTACGTGATAATTGGACCAATATTCTTTATGAACCGGTCTGTGAGAATGGCGTGGTTACTCACTACGCTCTATCTCAGCAACTTACGTCGCCCGGTTTTACTATGGATCCTCCATGGTATGGGCCCAAGGTATTTGTAGCACCTTCAGCTATAGCTGAGGATAAGAACCCACCAGTACAGCATAAGTGCTCGTGCTCACAATGGAAAATCACGTACTACTATGTAGTAAAGTTCGCTTTCCTAAGTGGTTTCCGCACGATGGCTTCAACCATAGTACCGGGATGCCCTAGTGGCTCTGTGCCCACGATATCCCCTGAAGGGATCATCATGTGCGACGGTGAGGCTATAGGTGCCGTCGGTTTTGCGCTTAGTACTTTCCTCTACTACCGGGTCAGCGTTCAGAACGTTGAGTGTATCGGATAGAATTTGATTAAGGAGGTGATAAATTGATGGAAGGTTCTATATTGGTGAGATGGTTAACTCTGATAACTGTTATGCCTTTGGTATATTACTTACCTTTGACCATGGAACAGAGTACCTTAGTAACTGGTCTCATCATCATCCTAAATAACGAGATGAAGAATCCTTCTAGTAAGAGAGACGAAGATAAAGACCATTAACCTCATTACCGTTTTGGAACTAACATGCGACCTAATAATTCAGCATTAATCGCAAAAGCTATAACCTCAACGCGGAATAACGGGAGCAAAGTTAAACAACTTAACCCCAACCAAGTTGAGCGCGAATTGCGAGCTTTAAAGATTACCGCTATCATTGAAGATGCGGGTATCAAGATCGATCCGACTTTAGGCCCAGATAGTCTGAGTTTCTACAACCCGGATGCTGCTGGTGGAGTTAAAGAGAGTCTAGCCCGATTGGTCTATGATCCCTCAGATAACGACCCAACACTCCCATGGTTCGGTCCAAATCTTAGTGAAGAATACGCTAAGTCTTTCATCGCAAAATTGCGCGTGCCTAGCTTTGCTAAGTTCTTCCAAGATGCTGCCATTGAGAAGCTCTGTAAACCTAACACACAAGGTATGTTACGTAAAGATGGCTCCTGTAACAAGGATCTGTCTCAGATCTCGTCTCCTCCTTCAGCACCAGCTCTTTCAGCTATGGATGTCAGCCGGCTCGAAATCGCCAAAGATATCATCTGTGGCAAGATCGTGGCTCGTCTCTCTGATTTCAAGGATGGCGGTCTTTATTCCATTGTTAACGGAAAAGTCCGTCTCAAACCCTGGACTCTTGAAGATTTTCAAGATCAGATGAAGAAAGCCATAGCGTCTAGCTCTCCCGGTTATCCATATAATGGTTTTAACTGGAAAGATACGCTGGATACTGGCGAAACTGTTAGTGAGCGAGTCTACAATGACGGTATTAAAGTCATTAATGGGGACTTAGAAGGTCCTTTCGTCTTCCTTCAGTCTGCTCGTTATACCGGCGATGGCGACACTGAGGGTAGTCAACGGCTCGTGCAAGAAGCACCAGCTAATGAGAAACTCATCGGTCACATCTTGACATACCCATTAAAACGGTACATCCGTTATAACGGGTCGGGACAGCTTGGTATTCAGCAGGCGACTGTGGACATTAAAGCCATGGTCAAGGGCGAGTATAGCAACTTCCGTGATGGGGCTCCAAAGCCCACTGGTTTCATGGAGAGTGACGTCTCTAAATGGGACGCTCACATCCAAGATTTCCAGGCTAACTTGTTCTTCGACATCGTTGAGACTGTTTATGATATGGAAGATGATTTTACTTCCAAGGTTGTAAACAACTATAAACGTGCTTTCGATGCCCGATACCTTGTTACGCTCATGGGAGGTGTGTTTACTCGAATGCTTCCCTCGGGTAGTTCTATAACTACTGCTTTCGCATTCATCATTCATGAGATTTACATACTCATGGCTGATATCATGTTCTGTGCACCAAAGGTTAAGACTGTAAAAGGCTACCTTGCCAGCAAGAAGTTTGGTATTGTAAGCTTAGGCCTCCAAGGTGATGATTTGTGGGCCCTCGTCGCTGACTTAGGTGTTCAAGAAGCGCTCGCTCATGTTTATAGCCTCTTTGGCTGTAAGATGAAAGAAGGCTCTCGATGCGGGACTTTGGACGATCCTGACGCATGTATGGTTTTCCTAAACGAATTAATCGTCTTGAATAAGGATGTACCGAACATCATCATCCCGAAGTGGAATTTCTTCTACTCCGAGAGCGCAGACCAGAATTTCAGGACTTTGGGTATTGACCGACATCTCATGGCTGAGGTCATCAACAAGGTTGCACATCCTACGACAGTCGAATTAACATTCGCTCGGTTCGTTGGGAAGCTCCGACGTTTCATCGACAGTGAATCCTTTGAGTTCATGATGCGCAAGCTGTTCTTTCTGAAGGACAGCCAATTTAAACTGCGATCATGGCTTGGGGAACGAGTTTTCTCGTCTGACGATCGTGTCGTTAGCTATTTACGTGAACTTGAAGAGACGCACCTCCCTAAAGAGGATCAGTGGCCAGAGGACGAAGAGATTCGTCGAGGCGA